AAAAACTTGCCGAGTGGCTCGAAAAAAATGAAGCAGTGGCTTCTTAGATAGGATACATTATGAAATTACCAATATTTACATTCTTAGTTATTATCGGAACTTTGGCACTGGCTGAAAAAGCCTCGGCTATCACATACGACCCTTGCCCTTATGCAAACGATGTAGTTGTAGCAACTATTATTATGGAAGCAGGTGGTGAATATCACATAGGGGCTCTTGAAGCAGTTTATGAAGTAATAAAGACTCGTGCCAAAAAACGGAACAAGACACTTGCTCAAGTTTGTCTACAGAGAAAACAATTCTCTTGTTGGAATGGAAAGGCTGATGGAATAAAATCCTTAGAAGCCACGATTACCAAAGCAAAGAATCACCCTCGTTGGAAAATTGCAGAAAGGATATTAGGATCAAATACAAACTTTACAAATGGTGCTGATCACTATCATGCAAATTATATCGATACGCCATACTGGGCTGATTCTATGATTGTGACCGCTAAGATAGGTCGGCACATCTTCTATAAATAAATATACTATATACTAAAAAATAAATAAAATGAATAAGAAAAAATTAATTACTATCGGTGCAGTATTACTTACTGCAAGTTTAACATACGGTCAATCACGAGCCACTATTGAAAGAGGATTGCTTGGAGCGGTCATGGGTGGCGTTATTGGAAATAATGTTGGTGATGGAGATTCTGAAACGGGTGCCATTATTGGTGGTCTAAGTGCTATCATATTTGGTGAAAAGGGAATATCACATAGGCGGTCTCATACTAGAAGTAGACATCATACTTATGGTCATTCCAGACATATACCTAGTGTAAAATTATATCCTTCAACAAAGGTCATTGAGATCAGAGAACAAGTGTGGGTGCCGGGTCGAACTATCCGAAATGCTTGTGGAGATGTTATCTATCATGAACCCGGTCACTATGAAACACATAGTCGATTTGAAACAATCAGAGTCTTTCGCTAATATTTAAAATTAATCAATACAAATCTATATTATGACAAGTGAACAACGATTAAACTTAATTAAATCTATAGTTAAGAAGTCTAAGAAAAAAATAAAATGGGAATCAAAGAAAATTAATGATGACTTTGTACCCTTGAAACCTACAGCTCCTACTGAAAACGATATCAATGAGGAGTTTGACATCTTAACCCGATACACAGCAGACCAATATATTAATGAAGAAAAATAGAATCTTTGACCGTTACGGCAGAATTGCGGCAGTTGATCACAAGTACACAGGAGAAGAGCCATCTTGGGATGGTTGTCAATCTTGGACAATCGAAAAGTTTATGAATGAGCGTTCTCGTATGTTCAATTTCTATAACTACTACTGCTCCTCTAAGGATTTATTTGATGATCTAATTAACTGGATGGTATCAAATAAATATACTAAAGATCAAATCAAAGCCATTAAATCTGGTGGAGAAAGATGTGTGAGTTTTACCGCAATGAAACTCGCTAGGGCTATGAATAATGGTATGCTCCCAACACGAGAAGATGTGATGGAATATATTAAAACAAAGCCAGGGCTCTCTGCTGATGAACCTCATAACGATGATGTGTATGTCAAAGATGAAGTTGATTCTGTCATTCGCCAAAATATCGTGAACAAAAAATCTCAAGCCTCATTGAATAGTGATGATGGAGTAAAGATGATTTCACCACTTGAGAGACTCTCCAATAAAGTGAATGAAACCATCATCTCTGAATTGGAAGTTATGATCGATGATAATGATTGGGCAGAATCACAAACAAAAGTTGAGTCTATTAATTTAGTCCAACTCTTGAAAGCAAACTCTATTCCCGTAAAAGGATTGAAAGAGATATATAACTGGCTTCAGAAATATGAAACAAGTTTACAAAATGCAATTGATAAAGAAAATGAATTTGATGTAGAGGGCTGGGCTTTCTTATCCAAACCTGCTATTCGTAATCGATTGAAAGCAATTAAAGATATGATTCTTCAGCTTGACAAATATTCAGCAACGAATAAAAAGGTTCGCAAACCTCGAAATAAGAAAGTGAAGTCTGCAGCACTACAAGTTAAGAAACTTAATTATAAAGAATCTGATGATACTTATGGAGTCCAATCTGTATCGCCACTGAATGTACCAGGCTCAAGAATGATTCTTACTTTCAATACAAAAAATCGAAGACTTGGTGTTTATGTAGCTGATAATCCAATTAGTGTAAAGGGAACAACCTTAAAAGAATGGAATGAAGACAAAAGTTTCTCATTGACAATTCGTAAGCCCGATGATATAATTCCTATTCTATTAAAGAAAACAGAAAAACAATTCACAAAAGTGATCGATGGTTTAAAAACTAAGAGAGGAATAGTGAATGGTCGAATCAACAAAGATACAATCCTATTAAGAACATTATGAGACAACCTGTAGTTATCACACCAAGTATTACAAAAGAAGACCTGAGAATCCAAGCGGAAATATTAGTTCATAAAGATAAAATGACATACGCTGAGGCAATATGTGATATTTGTGAAAAATTAATGATTGATCCACAAGATGTAAAAAGAATAGTAACTGGTCCACTTAAGACTAAGCTTGAAGCAGAAGCCATTGATAGGAATATCATAAAGAGTGATACATCTAAATTATTCTAAATTATGGGAAGATATTATACAGGAGACATTGAAGGTAAGTTCTGTTTTACAGTGCAATCATCATATGCAGCTGATCGATTTGGTTGTGAAGGAGTAGCATCACATATTCATTATAATTTTGATGAATCACACATTGATATTATTGAGAGTGAATTAAAAAAGATTGAAGACAATATTGATTTAAATGATGTTAAAGAATATTATGAAGGCACTGATGGTGAAAGTTTAAGTGGAATACATCCTAATGATCATTCAGATTATGCTGATTATATTCTAGGTAGAAAAATATTAAGTCAATTGAGAATGAATGGCGCCTGCTATTTTGAATCAGAATTATGATGAGTGGATTCCAAGCCTATACAATATACAGTGCATTAAAGTTACATTATACGCAAGAAAACTTTGATGCTTATAAGTACAATTTCAAGACTCGTGTAAATTCTAATACATATGAGAAACTAAGATTTAAATATTCATTTGAAAAACTTGCATCAAAATATAAAACCAAAGAAGAACTCATTGAATTCTATACTTCCAATTTCATTGCAGGATGTACTTGGATAATGGATATGAATGAAACAAATCTTAATGATAGGAAAGGTAGATTAGAATCTTTCTCTTATAGATTTAAAAATGATATAAATAAACTCTCTAAATATGATTTTAATGAATTGTGTTCCTGTAAGAATGGTGAAAATATTCTAATTAACGAATTCTGCAAGGAAAATATAAACATTGAAACTATTTCTATGATTGATCTTATGGTCAATTTTATTAAACCTTTATTGTCAAATTTAAATGATCCACTTGGAATGAAGCGTGATCATGCTCTGATGGCAATGAAATACAAAAACAGCTTAATCGACATAGATAGAAAAAAAATTAAGGATAATCTCATTTCTTTATTTACAAAAGAGTGATATCGTGATATAATACTATCAGTCGATTAAATACAATACAATACAATACAATACTAAAAATACAAATACAAAAATAAAATAATATGTCGTTCCAAGAACTAAAACAAAAACGTGCACAAGCAATCGCAAATCTAGTTAAGGCTGCAGAATCAACTTCTGAAAAAAAGTCTTATGGTGATGATCGTATGTGGGCACCAACAGTAGACAAAGCAGGTAATGGTTATGCCGTTATTCGCTTTCTTCCAGCAACCGAAGGTGAAGACCTCCCTTGGGTTCGTTATTGGGATCATGGCTTCAAAGGGCCGACTGGAAAATGGTACATCGAAAAGTCTTTGACTTCAATCGGACAACAAGACCCAGTAAGTGAAATGAATACTCAACTATGGAATAGTGGTATTGAATCTGATAAAGAAGTTGCTCGCCAACGTAAGCGTCGTCTTCATCATGTTTCAAACATCCTTGTGATTTCCGATTCGGCAAATCCACAAAATGAGGGTAAAGTATTCCTTTAC